ACTTGGCGGTGAGAACTGACACCAATAGCGCACTTACCTTTACCGCCTACGGAAGCAAGGTGACAGCATGATAACACTTGTGCCAGCCGAAGACAGACGAGGTAAGTACACTACTGAGATTGCTCTCACGTTCACGGTTCAGGATACTCCAGACTATTCAAACAGCGACCAACTTGGATCCTTGATAACAGTTTCAAATGCCGTGAGAAAAACTGGCGGCACCGGCAAGATCCGATCGCTTGTACTTTATGACGATGACAAACTAAACGCAGACTTTGATGTATTGATTTTCGATTCAAGTCCCACAATTGCGAGCTCTGACAACGGAGCCCTTGATATCTCCGAAGCAAATCTCCAGAAGCTAATTGGACGTATCGAGATAAGGCAGGCCGATTGGTCTGATATTTCTGGCCACACCTATTGCGTGATTGGCAACCTAGATCTTCCAGTAAAGTCATTGACTAAGGATCTTTACTTCTTGCTACAGGCCAGAGCCACACTCAACTTCGCCGATACAGGAGCTCTCACCGGTCGAGTCGTAATAGAACAGGACTAAAATGCTCTTTACCCGATTGGTTAAAAACAGACCTTTTAGCGCGAGGAACGGATACGTTTCTGGCGGCACAAGCTACGGGTTTAAGGGATCGACGATCTACAATACCATCGAGCGGCACTTTATTAAAGTTCCAGGTACAGCCACTAATAACTTTGGAACTCTTACTACGGCCAGATCAGAAAACGCAGCAATGGCTAGCCAAATAAATGGCGGCAGGCTTCTAACTGTCGCAGGTAGAAGCGGTGCTGAAGTGTTACTAGCATCCATTGAAGTGATGGAAAACAAAACCGGTGGGGCCTCGACTGCCTATGGAAATATAAGGGCTGCTGTCGCCGGCGGAGGCGGCTGTGCCAATGGCAGCGTTGGCCTTTTCATGGGCGGGTACAATAACGGTGTCCCTTCGAGTGCAATTGATACAATGCAAATTAAAGTCAACGCCAATAGCACTGGATTTGGTGATTTAAATTCTACCAAATTCTACAATCCATGTTATGCAAACCGTGGAAATATGTATTCAGCATTCGGACAGGATGGCGGCAACCAGGCTATAGACGCCATCGACACAAAGTCGTTTAAGAATTCTGGTACTTGCTCCAGATTTTCTAGTGTGGCAGTCAGCAATACTACCGTTGCCAATTCTGTTTTCGTTTGCAACGAACAGCAGGGGTTGCGGATGGGTGGGTCCACTAACGCACTGGCCGCCACAAATGTTATCGAATGGGTAACTCTAAAAACAATTACTGTGGCTACAAGCGCCGGAAATTTAACGGCTGCGAAATATGCCGCAGGCGGCGCGGCCTCACAACAGCGTGCATTTTTTATTAAGGGCGCAACAGCGGTAGGTGCTGCTGTCGCAACTTCTGATTACACAAATTTTAAATCAAGGGCCAACGCAACCACGCTTGGCACACTAACCGGAGTAAAGGCATATATGGGGTCATATGGCGGATCTTGAAACGATTCCTTTAAAAGGAATAGAACTATTAGACGATACTGGCATTCTGAAAGAGTCATTGCCAAGCGTAATGAAATCTATCAGCGAGATCGGCGGCCGCTCACAAACCAATTACATGGATAGAGTGCTGAATATAAACGAGCAACCAACTCGGTTAGGACAGGCCCGTCAGCTTGTGGCAGAGATTGCATCGATCAAGTCTGCAATTGAGGGAAACCCTGAGGCTGGGCTCGATAACGTGTACGTGCGAGGAGCAATTAAGCGGCTGATCGGTTTCTGTCAACAGTATAGACATATTTGCCAAGAGCTTGGCGTTGATTTCATTACAGATGAAATGATAGAGACAGGGCAGCACGAATACCATTTAAAATGCTGCTTTTTATTTGCGCTGAGGTCTGCTGCTTCAAGCGGGGGCTTTCCGGATGATGGCGATTATAAATATGCCAATGCGATTGGACTATCGGTAAGCGAGCTCGCAATGGAGGTAAGGTACTTTCTTTATCACGAGGAGAACGGCAAAATGAAGTTGTTCAGCCTCGATGATCAGCGTCGTTGGCTAGATGGAATGTGGATAAAGTACGGAGAGGCATATGAGTAGGGTTTTAACTTTAGAAGAACTAAATTCTGAGATAATCGACTTTGCTGCACGCATGCCACAATTTGCCGGCGCAACTGCTGCAATTTTTGATCAGCCTGTTGTGGCTGTTATAAACGATGAAAAGAAGGCCTTTGCCTGCACTACTAAGGAAAAGAACTTTCTAAAGATCGCGTTTATGGCATCCAGGGATCATCTAACACTAGAGGAAATAGAAGCCCTGTACTCAGACTGCTTCGCTGAAGCCGTATCGCAATGGGGCTCCAAGCCTGTGGGCGGCGTGTTATCTGACCTGTGCCCGTATTCTATCGAGCACGGCATGGAGAACATTCCAGTTGTCTTGCAGGCGCTTAGGGACGCGGTTGGCGAGGAGCACGTAAATCAACCGGAACCTCCGGGGCCTATGGCTTTTCCTGTACGTGATCTAGAAACGGATCAAGTAGTTGGCGAACGGATGTTTTCAATGGTGTTCGCTTATTGCGTACCCGGCGGATATTTCACAATATGAAAGTGGTAAAGGCCTCGGGCAGCGATGATGAAACCTACACCGAGATTGACCTCGGCATCGAGGGCCTTCCGAACGATATAAAGCGAGATATAATCAACGAAGCTGGCGACTTTATTGTGGAAAAGGTCCTAGATTCTTTGGCCTCAGCTAAGTCTCCTGTGTCAGGTGAATCCTTCCCTGCTCTCAGTAAGAAGTATAAGGCATTTAAAGTGGCCGCCGGCGGAGAGGGTGTCCCAAATTTAGAACTCGAGGGCGATCTAAAGGCCGCTCTTACCTATAGGCCAACTGATGGTGGACTCGAAATCGGATTCTTTGGAGATCAAGCGGCCAAGGCAGACGGACACTTAAAGTTCTCTGGGCGCGAGAATTTCACACCCAAGCGCAGATTTTTACCCGAAGAAGGACAGCAATTCAAACGCGATATAATTCAAGGGGTTGAGGAGATAGTAGACGCCAGGGCTGCAGACGCCATAAAAGAATCAGACCTAAGTGGGGTTGAGTCCAGCTCTGAACTGTACGATGTATTGGGCGAGATATATGTTGGTTACTCCAGGTCAGACATTCGTGAGATCGTTTCGTCGAATTCGAACCTGATGGATTTACTAATAGATTTAGACTTAGTGAGGTTCCTATAGTGGCGGCGCCTAAAGTAACAGTGACAGTGGGTGATGGCTTAATAAAAAGAGCATCCTTTGCCCAAGTCGTTAACCAACAATTCGTCGATAAAATTGGGCCTCTTGTGGTCAGTGAGATGAAAAAACTGATCGCCTCAGGACGCTCTCCGGTAAAGGGTTTCGGGAGATTCGAGCCCTACAAAAACCCAGAAAAGTACCCAGGGGACCTAAAACCTCATCGCCCTGTTAACCTTTCCTTGACCGGCACCATGCTTTCGTACCTATCATTTAGGAAGAGCGCGAACAACAGGTTAGAAATCGGGATACTTCCGGAGGCACCTCAAAAAGTGAAAGTCATCGCAAGGGTACACAACACCGGTGAAAGATCAGATATTGCCAAACGCCAATTCATACCAGAAGATGGTGAAGAATTTGTTCCGCAAATACAGAACATGATTAGAGATTTTTTTAAGAAAAGAGTCCTTGAAGTACTCAAGGGTTGATAAAAGGTTCGGTAATCTACGGGTGATTGGCCCGGTCACTATAACAGGCGAGTCGTGCTTGCCACCTTCAGCGGTTGTGCCGCGAGGAGTACACAAATGGAGAACAGCAACGCTACAGAGAATGACACTAACGATACAAAGCCCCCAGGCAATACCGGTGGAGCCGGTGCGGATGGTGGTAATGGAAACGAAAGTGATGCCCCAGACTTAGCAACGTTCAATCGCTTTAAAAACGATATGAATCGTTGGAAGGATGAAGCGCGTAAAAACGCTGATGAGCTCAAAAAGCTCAAGGATCAGGATCTGAAGGAAAAGGAGAATTGGAAAGAGTTTGCGCAGGCAAAGGAGAAGGAGGCTGATGATTGGAAAACCAAGTACAATACTCAGAACAACGCTATCCTTGAACGTGCGAAGGTTTCCAAAGTACGGGAAGAGGCATTGAAGCTCGGATTAGTTGAGACAGCCGTCGATGATCTAGAAACGCTGGAGCTAAAGGACGTGATCGTAGAGTTCACATCCACAGGCAGAACCAGCGTGATAGGTGCAAAGGCAGCCGCTGAGCGAATCAAGAGTATCCGACCGCACTGGTTCTCTGAGAATAAGGTCCCCAATGTCAACGGGAGCATGCCGCAGGTGAAGCCTGGGCAGGTCGGTAAGGTCACTTTCGAAGAGCTGGATAGGCTTCAGAAGGCGGCAAAAGAGTCCGGCGACTACAAAGAGTATCAGAAGAAGATGATGGAATTTAAAACCCAAAGATAAGGAGTTAGCAAATGGCTGACGATATTATGACAAGTGGCACTGAGCTGTCGGTGATAGTCCCCGCAGTTTGGAGCAAGAATTACTACGACTCGTTGCTGGCAAATCTGCCGTTCAACGCCGTAGTGTCCCGGGACTACGAAGGTGAGATCCAGAACATGGGCGACACCGTTAAGATCAGCACATTCCCCGAATTTGACGAGGCGGAAGTGGTGGCCGAAGACGAGCGCGCTAATGCATCTGCTCTAACCGTCACCCAGCAATCGCTGGTAATCAACAACCGCGTGGTGAAGGATTTCATCGTGACCAATAAGGCACTGATGCAGTCTCTACCCACCATGGACAAGCTAAAAGATCTTGCGATATACGCCATCCAGAAGAAGATTCAGGCGTTAATTATCGCAGCTTCTCTGCCCAGCACGTCTGCGCCGGACCATACCATTGCGTATGACTCCAGCACTACACTTGCCTTGGCGGATATGCTTGAGGTTAAGGAATTACTGGATGCCCAGGACGTTCCCGGAGCCAACCGTCACTTTGTTGTGGGCGCCGCCCAGTTGAATGACATATTCAACATCACCGGCTTCACATCAAGCGACTTCATCACGGCCCAAAGCCCTCTTCAAAGCGGAGAGTTACCGCCTGCTCTATTGGGTTTTCAACCCCACTTTACGAGCATTGTCGGGAACACTTCGTACTGGTTCCACTCCAGCTATATGACTGTAGCTGCGCAGAAGGGGATCACAGTTGAGGAATTCAACCTTGGCGTAGACGGTAAGCGCGCGACCCGCGTGAACGTCGACACTCTGTTTGGATTGAAGCTGTTGGACAACACTCGCTTAGCGACACTTTCATAGGAGGAAGACATGGGAAATTTCAGAGGCGAAAAGCACATTAAGCAGATCTTCCTTAAGGGCGTCACGACCGGCGGCTCAGGGAAGTCATATGCTGATCCGAAGCCGTTGTCCGATGGTGATTTGTGGGAGATCCCCGCAGATTGCGTAATCGACAACGTATATGTGATCATTGATACAGCCGTCACAGGCACAACCGATCTTGACGTCGGAGACGACGACGATGCGGATGGATATGTTGACGGATCCGGCTCCCTGACACTGGGAACACCTGCGCTTTACAGCTCAGACCCCAACGTCCAGGGCGTGTACCTTAAGGCGGCTTCCGGCCGTGAGCAGAAGTATTACTCTGCCACTGGCAAGGAGCTAAAGCTCGATGCAACCGGCACGAACACTGCTGGCGAAGTTCGAGTCGTCGTAGAATACACGATGCTCAGAGAAGCCTAATAACTAGGGAATCTGGGGGCTCGGTGACGGGCCCCTAGAGTAAGTGAGTTATGGGTTCATCGAAGTTTCAGTTCTGGCCGGACCAGCTTCTGCAAGTGCAGATAGAGGGGACAATCCGGAAGATTGATCAAGAGAAGGACCTCAACATGAGAGTAGGCCTAGAGGATCTCCTCGCCCGGCTTCTTGCCGAGAGGGACCGCAGGGCTAAGAGGAAGACCTAAAAATGGCCAGTGCATTTGCAGTTATAGATCACGAGGAGCGGCTACAGATTGGCGACAAGACCAGGCTCGCGGTCGATAAGTCATTCATCTCTCCGGCAAGCGCGACGGCTCTGACCACGGCTACAGTAACCCCTGGATTCGACGAGTCCGCTCAGAACGTATTCTCCTCTACGGTTGAGGACAGATACCTTGACTGGATATTTACTGACTGGAATTTCGACATCATAACTGGATTCAACGATGTAATCGACTTCACCCTTGGTGGAGTGGACTATGCAGCTGAGTTAGAAGAGGGGACCTATCCAGACATGGATGACCTCTGCGACGAGATCGCAAGCGCATTGAATGGTGTTGGCGCTCCAGGGACCTTCACTGTCACCCATGACGTCAAGAACAAGATCACGATCGCGCATTCAACTTCGACATTCGACCTTCTTCCCTACGGGACAAATGGATTCCAGGGGCTTTTGAAGCATATTGGATTCGCTGATAAAGACGCGGGCAAGTATTCAGGGAACTCTATAGCCGGCAGAATTGTTGAGTACGGCATCAAGCAGATCGCTGCTGCGGTCGGGAACGGATCTGAATCATCCACAGTTTATGAATACGTGCATCTGTTTAACGTGGATGGGGACGCACTGTTTTCAACGGATCAAGACCTGATTACCTGGGAGCCGGACATCATGAGATGGGTCCAAGCAGGCCGATCATCTTTTCTGAACATCCACAGGGAGGCCCAGGACCAGATCCTCTACTGGCTGGACAAGGAAGGGTATGTCAACGTGTACCGCGTGAAGTACGACAAGTTCGACCTTGTTGATGTCAGCGAGGTCAACGAGTGGTCGGCATTCACAGCGCTCTCGATCATCATGCTTGGTATTTCCAATAAGACCGACGACGTCTTCCTGAAGAAGCATTACGAGTACAAGAAAAAGGCTCAAGAGGCCCGAGAGCGTGCAGTGCTTCGGATCGACATTGACGAGGACGGGCAAGTAGATGTCGGCGAAGAGGTCGATGTCAGAGCCGGCCAGGTGGTTACAAGATGAGTCTCTCGCAAGTGCTTCCATACTTCCGAGGTACCATGACAACGTCGCTCGGACACACCGAATGGAAGGACGCGTTTGCGGACGACAATATTCCATCGACACTTATTAACAGGGCCTACCATCTGCTCCTGGGCGAGAGCACGAAGCTCAAGCAGAACCAGGATCTAATCGAGGTCAACCAGCAGGTCTCCGTAAAGCTCTATGTTAAGGGCTATCGAGACACCAACGAACGGCGCACAAAGGCCATCGAATACTTGGAGGCGGCGATCAAGGAGACCCTTGAGACTGACCGCCGGGCTGCTGCTTATAATGGAATCAAGAACGTAACGTATGTCAGCGGTGGGCTATCCGAGTACTCCGTCGACAACGACAATTTGATTAGGATTACAATGAACTTCAACTGCCATGTGATAATGGCCGCAGCTTCTTAAGGGGGGCATGAAATGGGAACAGTAGGGAACGTAAAAATAGAACCGATGGTAGCGACGTGGGGAACAGACACCGCGATGGTGCAGACGATTACTTGCGCTGCGGATGTGACAGACTCCCTCGACGGCAAGTACTTTTTCTTCTACGTGGGCACAACAAAATACCACGTTTGGTACAACACTTCAGGCGGCGGCGCAACTGACCCTGCTCCTGCAGGCTCTACAGCGGCAGTTGTCGCTATCACTACCAATGACACGGCATCAGCTGTTGCCACTGCTACTGAGGTCGTCCTTGAGGCGCTGAGCGGCGTGACAAGCACAGTCTCCAGCTCGGTCATCACGGTGACGATGGAGGCCTCCGGATGGGTCGCTGGCGCGCATGATCCTGTAAGTAGCGGATCTGGATTTACTTTCGAGGTCACTACTGAAGGTGATACCGCTGCCGACATCGGATTCGTGGATGGGGATATCGAGCTTTCAACTACTGAAGACCTTGTGGATGTAACTTCTCATGAGACCGGAACTAACGTGCTGAGCCAGATAAGAACCGGCAAGCAGGTTGAGCTGACACTGGCATTCAAGGAGACCAGCGTGTCGCAGATGCAGAAGATACTTAGATCAGCCGGCGGTAACTCGTTTACACCAGTTGGAACAGGCCCAACACAGGTGACCGGCATGGGCCGTGACCGAGATTTCACTCAAGTATTGTTGCAGGCGAAGAAGCTTGTACTCCATCCGAAGGTTTTGGGATCAAGCGACAAATCACGAGATTTGACGTTTCATCAGGTTTACCCGATGCTCGACAGCATCCCGTTCTCTGGGGAGAATATTCTGACCGTGCCCGTGACGTTCAAGGCATTCCCGAAGACGACACTGAATGACCGTGTAGAGTACTACACGCTCGGAGACGGTTCACAGACGCTGACATAAGGGGGTATTAATGGAAATTAAGCCATCTGGTGATTTAGAGATACAGTATAAGGGGCAGTCAATTAAGGTGACTCGTCCCAAGGTTGGGTATCTTCGGGACTTCAAGAAACGTTTAAAGAAGGTTGCAGACCCGACATCTGACGAGACAGAGGTCGACGTCATGTATGACTACTGCACACATCTTGGGGTTCCAAAGGATGTTCTTGATAGCTGGGATCTAAAAGAAATGGCGCAGCTATTCTCCATCCTTAATGAAGATGAAAAAAAAAGCCTAGTATCTTCGAGCTAAATATCTGCGCTATTGCCAGATTTTATGGCTGGAGCCATGAGGATATAATGAGGCTAGATGAGGGTGCTTTTCATATGTATTTATCTGGTATGGATATCCTATCTGCACAAGAATCCCTTATGCTATTAAAGATTTCATGTGCCCCAGACATGAACAGGAATGCTCGTCAAAAATTTGTAAACGAGCTGCAGAAGTCAGGAAACCCTCATCCACCGAAGGCAATCACACACGAAGAAATGGCGAGGATATTGAATGGCTGATATCGTTTACACGATAGGCGGTGACGCATCTGAATTCCAAAAGGCCATCAAGGATGCCATGAAGGAGGCCGCTGGTGAGGCGGTTACCGTTGGCAAGATATTTCGTGGCGCGTTCCTTGCTGAAGAAGCTGTAAAGATATTCAACAAGGCCTTGAGCGCCACAGTCGACGTGATGAAGGCCGCGATTACCTCAGCATCCGAGTATGATGATTCATTGAATCAGTTGAACGTAGCACTGGCAGCTAGCGGATCTTTTTCTGAACAAGCGAGCATGGACTTCCAAGAATTTGCTCAGTCAATTCAGGAGACAACTAAATTTTCCGATGATGCTGTATTGTCTTCTGCTGCATTGCTGGCGCAAATGACTCGACTATCTAATGAGGGCGTAAAGGAAGCGACAAGGGCGGCCCTTGACCTTTCCGCTGCATATAAAATAGATCTCGATTCAGCAACTAGGCTTGTAGCAAGGGCTGCAGAGGGAAACATCAGTGCCTTCAGTAAAATGGGTATAACTATCCAGAAGGGCACGACGGACGCAGAGACATTCGCCAACACCCTAAAGGCATTATCAGGAATACAGGGGACAGCTGAAAATACGTCGAACACATTCGATGGCTCACTTACAAAGCTACACAATTCATTCTCAGATACGCTAAAGACAATCGGTCAATATATAACAAGAAGCCCTGCTGTCATTACGCTCTTCAATTCAATTGCATCATCCCTAAATGATATTTCAAAATCGATCAAAGAGGCCTTTGGCAATAAGGATATAATGAAGGATCTGATCATCAACATGGCCGTATTCGCACAGACAGCTGTAATGACATTCAATCAGGTTACTGATGCTGCGTCTGCCTATGTTAAAATTATAGCAGCTGCTGGATATGCTGTGGTCGGACTAAAAACACATAATCGACAAATGCTGACTGAAGCCAAGGAACTGTTTTTATCCTCTGCTGAATCTGCTAAGAGGGCGTTCAACCCAAACCAGCAGACGCCGTTTCTCCTGGCCCTGGATAAAGTAATTCAAAAGATTGCCGCCACAAAGGGCGCATTAAATGGGCTTACGGAAGACGTAAAGAATAAAGGAAAGGAGACCGCCGAACAAATTCAGTTTGTTGCCCTCGTGTTTCAACAAGGCGTGCTGGATAATATCAGCTTTTTCGGTGTCGGAATTGGCTTTATTGCTGAAACATCAATTCAACAGATGGAAAGAATGAAGTCTGTAGCACTGCAGGTTGGCCAGTCAATCAATCAGGCGTTCACTAAGGTTGCGGCTGATGGAATACAGAGACTAACGAAGACTCTTATCTCAGGGAAGAGTGCATTTGGCGACTTCGGGAAATTTATCTTAAAGACGATGGGTGAGCTCGCAACTCAAATTGGTATGGTATTACTGAGCGCAGGTATAGGCATGCTAGCGTTGAAGTTTCTCGATCCGACTGGAGCTATTATTGCGGGTGCTGCTTTGATTGCCCTGGGTACCATATTAAGCTCCATGGGTGAAGGCGGCTCGGCTGCCGCTGCAGGAGGCGGAGCCGGCGGTGGTGGATTCTCTTCTGCGGACGCAGTTTCTGGAGAAGATGTGACTGAGCTCGAGCCGCGCAAGCCTGAGACGCACCTCACTGTGAATGTTCAAGGCAACATCCTCGACAGGCGCCAGACAGGGCTTGAGATCGCGGAAGTAATCCAAGAGACGTTTGGAAGTAACGGCATAAACTTCAGTACAGCATGAGCATAACTACGACTTCGACATTCTATTACGGGCATGTGATCGACGCTACCAACAACCTCCTCGATTTCGATGAGGGCGGCGCTGACTTGCTCGCGACCCTTGATCATGGTGAATATACGCTAACCGAGTTTTTGACCGAGGTTAAGAGGGCCTTAGAGGAGACCGGGGCTCTCACATATACGGTTACCGTGAATCGTACAACCAGAATCATAACCATTGCTGCGACAGGAACATTCTCATTGTTGACCACAAGTGGTGCCAATATCGCCAACGGCCCTTGGACACTGCTTGGATTCAGTGGTGCAGATAAGACTGGATCATCCACCTATTCGGCATCCGCGGCATCTGGATCAGCGTACACTCCCCAGTTCAAGCTACAGGACTATGTGCCAAAGGAGAATAAGCAGAAATCCACGATGGTGACGGTGCTGGAGACGGCAGCTGGCGACGTCGAGTGCGTAAGATTCGCCAACCTTGACCGGATAGATTGCAACATAAAGTTCGCGACTAATATATTTCAGCCTTCAGCTGGGCCAATAACAAACAGCTCATCTGGGGTATCGAACCTGAACACCTTCATGAGATACATCACTAAGAAATATCCAGTTGAGTTCATGCCGGACGCGAGTACGCCTGCAACCTATTCGAAGGTCATCCTTGACTCCACTGCAGACGACAGCAAGGGCGTATCCTACGAGCTCAGGGAACTCATAAGCATGAAGCTCGCAGGATACTATGAGACCGGAAGACTGACCTTCCGGGTGCTGTCGTGATGGAAATTATCGCTGCCCTGGGCACGATTATAGGGCTTATGGCTTTGGCTTTGAAGCTACTCATGAACTCTTGGTTTAAGAAGTCAGAGGAATTAGAAGCGCAAAAAAAAAAGAATTACGACGCGACACAGACCCGCCTGGAAAAGGAATTAGATACGCTTGGGAGGTTGTTCAACGAGTTCAAGGAATCTGCGAAGATCTTCTCGGCAAAGCTCGACCGGTCGGACAAGAGGATCGACGAGCTGACAGCGCTACTGAACCAAACAATGAAGAAGGTGGACGAATTCCAGAGCTCAGCCAACGGGCTGATCAAGAACATGATCAAGACAGAGTTCACGGAGCTGACAAAGCAAGTCCGCCTGGCAAAGTCGGGCAAGACATGAGGAAGATCGACGCCATCATTCTTCACTGTACGGACTCAACCGATGACGGATCTATCGGGGCAGAGGAGATCGATCAGTGGCACAAGGAGCGGGCGAAGACCGAACCGTGGTCCCACTACATAGATCACAACGGTGTCGTCAGGTACATCGGCTATCATTACGTGGTTAAAAGAGATGGCAATGTGGATCAGGCGCGACCTGAATCCGAAGTCGGATGTCACTGTAAGGGGATGAACAAGAGCTCCCTCGGTGTGGTTTGGGTAGGGCGAACCCACATGGCCGCACGCCAGAAGCCTGCAGTGGTCCAGATCGTGGCTGAACTATGCGTGGAGCATGCTTTGAGTGCTGCTGACGTGTATGGTCACTGTCAGTTCTCTAAAAAGACTTGCCCCAACTTCGACAGCGCATTTACCTTTGAATCAATGGACGACTTCCGGCGCATCATTGAGATGGTGATCCGGGAGATTAAATAGGAGGAATTAATGGAACTACTGAAGAACCTGCTCAAGAATCCTAAGGTGATCGGAATGCTGCTTGCGGCACTGGTGGCCGGCATAGGCCTTACTCTGGGCGTGAACTCCAAGGAGATCAAGGAAAGCTACTGCGGAGCACCTGCTGCCGCTGCGGCCCCTGCCTTGGTGCCACATCCGGCTGCTGAGCCGGCGAAGTAAATGATGGAGCTCCTTGCCATGCTGGGCGCGATCGTCGCGTCCTTGGCCACGTTCCTGTATTGGCTGGCGGAGCGCAAGAACCAGAGGCTCGAGCACGAGCTGGGGGAGAGACTGATTGAAGAGAACGAGCGCCGGAATTCTCAGGACATGGAGAGCAGCCTTCGCCATATGTCTGACGCTGAGCTATTCACCGAGGCTGTCAAGCGCGGAATACACGAGCTCGATGAAGTGCCTAAGCTCCCAAGAGATAGCGGGGATAAATCGTAACTATAAGGACCTCCTTGTGTGCGAGAAGAACTACGCGGACCTGAAACACATGTACGCGCAGAAGGTTGACCTGGAGGAGCCTTTCCTGGCGAGCCCATCATTCCTATTCCCTGCAGGAGTTCTGTTATTCGTGTTCGGATTCTTCGCTGGGGGCCTATCAAAATGATGGAGTTAACCGCGGCGGCCAGCCAACTTCTAAACAAGCGCCAGATAACACCGATCCTTGTTCTCGACATCCACGGGGTCTCTACCATATACACGACATCAGCCGTCGGTGCCGCCGACGAATCTGTCTTGATCACACTCGAGGGTACAACGACCGACATCAGCCAACAGCTGGCGCCAGATCGTTCGGCAATCTCCTCTGTGTCCTCTATGAAGATTAACCTCATCGATAAGGACAATGAGATTACACGGCTCATCACTCCTGGAGAGGTTGTGGACGACCTCCTGGGCAGGCGCGCGCGGGTGCGGTTGGGGTTCGCCGGGGCCACATATCCGACCGACTACATCACTGTTTTTCGAGGGGTCATTGATGACCTTGTCTCGGAGCCGGGAATGATCGGTATCAACATCGGATCTCCGGATCAGAAGAAGCGAAATACTATTTTTGAACTCGCCACTACGGGACTAAACGGTGCCATTAACAACTCGGTGACAACGCTAACGGTTGACGACACCACTGAATTCCTGGTCGGAATTACCGGCCCCGATCTCGCTGTCGACCCAGCTTTTACAGCCTACGTTAAGATCGATGATGAGATCATTTCTTATACGGGCAAGACGGCAACGACATTCACCGGGTGTACAAGAGCTCAGCTTGGGACCCTGGCGGCCGCACACGATGATGAAGCAGAGGTCAGCTCTTTTTATAGGCTCACAGATAACGGCGTCCTTTTGGCTTTGAAGCTAATGCTTTCGGGGTGGGCGGGTCCGTTTCAAGAGGATGTTGAAATAACAAACTTCGAGCGGATCGCAGGCGGCGTGGACATTCCTAACGCCATATACTTCGAAGGTGTTGACGTGCGCGATGAGTACGGAATCATCGAAGGCGATTATGTGACCACCACCGGGGCCTCCAACGGCGCCAACAACGTAACCCTGAAGACCATTACAACCATCATTGTAGAGGACGGGAACTCCTACATTGTCATCAACGGGGTGACGTTTGTGCAGGAGATCGGGACCGCTGGGGTCGTCGACTTCCGCTCTCAGTACGACACTCTCCCTGCTGGCCTTAAGATGCACGGTGATGAGGTCGACGTAGATCAACACATCATCTGGTATGGGCTTTATCTGTCCGCCTTCGATATGGACTTCTACTTGAAGGACACAGTCGACGGGAAGAACATGATCGAAAAACACATATATCTTCCGATGTCCGCGTACGCGCTTCCTAGGAAGTCCCGCGCATCCATGGGGTTAACTGTCGGACCCTCACCGATTGATTCCATCGCCAACCTCAGTGAGGCAAATATCTGCAACCCGGATAAGATCAAGATCCGCAGGCAGATCGGGAAGAACTTCTATAACACCATCGTATACCGATTCGAGCAGGACTCCCTTGAGGATAAGTTCCTCTTCGGACACGTAGAAACAGACGCCACATCCAAGGCTCGGATTCCGGTTGGCAATAAGACCCTGATCATTGACGCCCCTGGAATGCGCAGGTCCCTCTCCGGATCAAGCCTTGCATCTAACGCCGCCGACAGGCTTCTAACAAGATATCGATATGCCGCCGAATATATCGAGGAGGTTCAGGTCCTCTTCAGCACGGGGTTTGCCATCGAGTGCGGGGATATGTGCATCCTTGACGGCGAGAATCTAAATATCACCGACACGTCCCGCGGGGACAGGGACTTTCAGGACAGGATTTTTGAGGTCATCAATAAGAAGATGAACATTAAAGACGGCAAGGTAACGCTCCACCTGGTGGATACAAACCTCTCGCTGACTGCCCGATACTGCCTTGTGTCACCTGCGAGCCAGGTATCATCCGGCGCCAGCACCACGGTATTTACGCTCGCATCCAGCTACGGATCCGTATACGGCGTGAACGAGTGGCGCAAGTGGCGTAGGTACGAGGGCATGCAGGTCAGGGTTAGGAAAAACGACTTCACCCAGAACGAGACGGTCACGCTTGTGTCGGTGTCGAACACGAATGTCGTCACTGTGAGCCCGGCTTTGACCTTCACTCCGGGAGCCCTGCACATTATGGAGTTGTCTACATACAACAATTCGAGTGAGACTTTAAAGAACTTCTACGGGTTCATGCGCAACACCGCTCCCTTTGATGACGGCGGAGACCTGTACCAAATGTCTTAAGGAGATGCGATGGCTGATATAGCTTCCGATGCCGACAAAATGACCGACGTTGAAATAGATCAGGACTCCCCGATAACAGAGGCGCTGCTTACAAAATTCGGTGCCAACATAAACTGGCTTATCGACAAGTACCAGTTCCAGGTATTCGATGCCAGCGACACGTTCGTAGTTCCAGAGAAGACCAATTACTGCTTCTTCGTATTTTGCGGAGGCGGCGGCGGTGGTGGGGGCGGCGCATCCGGGACTGCCGGATCTGGCGGCGGCTGCGGAGGGGGCGGCGGCGCTGGTGCAACCGCATTTGGATTCATGAGACGAGTTGTCCCTGCTGAGACCGTTACAATAACAATAGGGGCGGCCGGATCTGCTGGAGCCAATGGCGTTGGAACTTCTGGCGATGGCGGCGATGGCGGTGATGGCGGGACCACTACTATAACAGCAACCTATGTAGATATGGCTGCGCCCGGTGGTGAGAGTGGAAACGGCGGTTCTGATCGGGCGGCTGCCACACCCGGGGCCGCTGAAACCAACTTCGCTGATACTGGATTTTTAAATGCTGGGGCGGCTGGAACCAGCGGTGCTGGCAAAGGCGGCGGATCAACGAGTGCCGGAGATAATGCGGTCAAAACAATTCAAGTTGTAACTGGTGCGGTTGGCGGAGCCGGCGGAACAACGCCTGCGAACTGCGGTGGTGCTGGTGGTGCTGGTGGATCGGGATTAATAAAGGGTGGTGCTGGTGGTGATGGTTCAACTGGCGCTGGCGCTGGAGGATCGGCGCCCGCTGTTTCCGCAACAAGCTACGGCGGAGGCGGTGGAGGCGGTGGTGCTGGCGGTGCCTCTGTGGGTGATAGTGATGGTGGTGATGGGGCTGCCGGCTGTGCCGGGGTTGTAATCGTATTCTTCCAATCGAATGGCTTATAAGGAGTTTTTCATGTACTACGCAGTTATCAATAAGCAGGGGATCGTGATCAATAAAATCAAGGTCAAGGATGAGTCGTTCCTTGATCACCTGGCGAAGGTAAGCCCGGAGGTCAGCGAGTTCGTTCGGGTTGATGATCTTCCCAAGGGGACGTGCCTGCGACTTGGCGACAAGTATGAAAACGGACGATTTCATTGCAAGCCAAAATCAGAGAAGCATAATCCGGAAGCGCGCCACGAGGAGTTAGCTGTCGATGTTGAAGCATACACCCCGAAGCTTGAAGGCCGGTGACCCAGCCTGCCCGCTGCTCCCGTCCATCGATACGGACATCGTCCTTGATGTCGAAGGGGTTACAAAGCTCGTCCACCTCCTGATGCCGGAGCCGCTCGTCAGCGGACTTAGAGCATTCTCGGAGGCAAATGACTCCTGCCTAAAATGCCAATCCCCAGAGATCGATAAGTTCAGAAATATCCTGCGCGACATGTGCGACATATACTTCCCCGGCCAGGCTCCGGGGCGGTCAGTTACTCATAATAAAAACCTGCCTCTAGATCTTCACTATGATCGAGGCAACATCCCGGGATCCATTACCTGCGTGGTCGGACTATCGAGGGACGTCAACGGCGGTCTTCTGGTCTGTCCTGAGCTCGGATGCTGTTTTGCCAGGCGCGACCGCACCCTGACCATGTTCTGCGGGGATCAGGTACTACATGGTGTGACGCCCATCCAGCTCCTAAATAACATGTCGTATCGTTCAAGTATTGTTTACTACAGCCTGAAGTAGGTGGCCTCTGTGATATGCTTTTGTGGTGAGTCCCCGGCCCGAGATGACCTGTCATGGATGATGGCGTCTCGGACCGAGGGGCTTTTTAAAGAAGGACCGGCCAGGAGCATTTCGTTGGAGGTGCCAATGGCCAGCCCAGATAGGAACGGACCCGTCGCAATGGGTCAGGTCACTTATCGGTGAATCTTAAATTGTCTTAAATTACTGGTCCGTCTTGGTGCCGGGGTGATTTGTGGCCAGGTGATCGGCACAAGCCTGCTCTACGGATGCCCGCTCCGCATCGCTTAAGCCAGCGTATACATCGACGGGGACGATGGCCTCCTCGTTGGATCGGGCCATATATTGCGCTCGCCTGAGGGCCTCCTGGAGAGCCTGGATCGATGTGTAGGCATTCACGCGGATGGTCGATCCCTTGTCAGTGATTTGGAAGTCAACCGTGGTGTCCAGCGTCAGAACATGATCGAACGTCATGCGAAGACCGCTAATACGTCGTCGCCATTAAGATGGGGGTCTACCATAATGTGGTATCCAAGTATGTCAATGCCGATATTGGGATGGCCGGTATTGCTGCAGCCGCCGCGGATACGCCGATGAACGCCAGGAACTCTCGTCTGCTGATCTTTTTCTGAATCATGCATTCTCCTTGGTCTCTGCGGTCACCGGCACACCCAGGGCCTTCTCTACAACCTCAGTCACCTTGCCCCAGACATCGCCGTTGTAGGCTTTCAGGAGGGGTAGGGTTTGCTTGAGGGCGTCGCGGAGGATATCGATCTCCCGGCTGCGCAGAAGCTCCGGGCTCTCCGTCAACAGCTTATCGACTTCGCCTCTCCAGTAATCGCGCTCGGCGCGGAGGTTGGCGATAACAATCTCTGGGGAATTTGGATCAACTTTATATTCACTCAAGGCGCACCCCCAGCTGGTTTGGTTAGCCACTTCAAAATAGTTATTAGAAGCGATGGCGATTTATGGCATCTCTGACAGGTTGTTGGTTTGCAATTTGCGCATATAACGCCGACGTGCTTACCGCACTTTTCACACTTCATATGAATGTACATTGGATTAAAGTAGCCGCAACTCATCGTAGCCTCACTTCGCCTGACTCCAGTATCTCCATCGGCCTTCCACCCGCCGCCAGATACAGCAGCTCCTTCTTCTTGGACTTGCGTCGCTTGGGATTGACTCTATTTTTGCCTCTTGTCTTCATCGTCCCCTCCAGTCGTCGTATCGTGGAATCTTAACTCGCTCGCCTTTGCCTCGGCCCCAGCCGCCGTCAACCTTAAGCTCGGTCCTCGTTCGGCTGCACCGAGAACACTTATGCTCTCGCCATGTAACCGGTACTATCCCGCCGACCATGCGGATCTGCTCCACGGAATCAAGGTGCCAGTCGTGGCCGAATATCCAGCAGAATAGGATCACATCTTCTCCGACTCGAACGTCATTTTAAAGTTCACCGGTGTGCCCAGAAGCTTAAGCCCCGTCGCTGCCTCGACATCGACCGTCCGCCGCTCCTTCACTGCCTTTAGGCGCGCGTCGAGCAGCTTCTGTCGGGAATCAAAGGGAAGATCCAGCCACACGCGAACAAGTGCATCGATCTGGTCGGGCACGCCGTGATAAGAGTCGCCACCCTCTCCACTGCCGCCGAGCGCTGATTTTACGTACGCGAGGTCCGGATCTACTTTAGCCTGCGACTTCACATGTCTGTAGGCCGCGTATATGGTAATAACCACGCATGCAATCAGCCATGCCCACCAGTCAGGATGGCCGGCAATCAGGCCAGTGATCCCGCTGGCGCCGCAGAATCCAATCATAAAGCTCTTCATATCTGGAAAGTTAGTCATCTCTTCTTCCTCCTGTTGTCGGACTCGGTGTTCTGGGTCATCGTGTAGCAGCGTTCACATAGCGGATGTCCATGTAAAACGGCTGCAATCTCTTTAAAACTTTGACATTTAAAACATGTGCTTTTGATTTTCTGCCTCGGCTCCTTCTTGCTCATCTCTTCACGTCCCTAAAGATTGGGGACATAATTTGAGTTGTCTCCCGCATCAGATTGGTCGAATGCGCCGGGTCCAATCTAAGCAGGGCCCGGGTCTGTAGCTTATCGAGGCATAGTGTGCCGTCGTCTCTGACGAGCCGTGCGATGAGCTCCTGCATCTTTTTCATCAGGCCCTCTTCTTCGAGTCATCGACCAGCTTAGCCAGCAGTCCGCAGACCGCCTCGCTCCATGTCCACTCCTCACGCTCGAGCAGATCCTTGACTGCGGCATGCAGCCCTTCCGGAACGTGCGCCTGGATCAAAACTGTCTTCTGCTCGGCTCGCTTCTCCGGCATATACTTTTCATAGCCCTTCATGGTGTCTCCTCCATCATCTGTCTTATTGATTCATAGGCCCTAGCCTTGTCCGCTGGATTATCCATGTCAACCCTCTCGATGCGCTTGGCTGCCCGTAGAAGGTTGCCGGGGATCTCTGTCGTCTTGTCGACAATGAGAATAATCGGCTTGTCCATAAGGATCGCGAACCCCAGCTCAAGGGCGCACTGCGGACTCTCCAGAAAGTTCTTCGTCATCAGGGCTGTGTACAGGTCGGACTCCTGGATTTTCACTCCGGACGTGCGGGCAATCCGCTTCATCCATGGGTCATCGTTTAGGCTCATAGCTTCTCCTCAAAAAAAGAGCCAGGAATCTCCTTGCGGTTAGAGCTCGTCAGCCCTGGGCTTGTAGAGTTCCTCACTCTGTCCTGTCCCGCTTCGGCATGTTGGACCATCCTGGCAAAAAAGATCATTGATAAATCCATTCGTTCATCGTGTCCTGCTTTGAATAGCTGGCGCCGGCATCCCTAGTGAGGGGCCCGCAGTTCTGCGCGCCGAATCCGTCTGTGTATATGCGACAGTAATAGTTGTCAGTATTGCAGTCCGCCAGCGTCGAATAGAACTCAATCATCCAGAGTCCATCAAATCGCACCTTGGTATATCCGACTGCCATGTTCAGCGTCGTGCAGGTCTGTGTGACCTCTTGATAGTTGGATGGGAGTCCTCCACCATCTCCACCGGCCGCCGCAGATCCGCCGCCACCACCGCCGCATGCTGATAGCAGGAATAGCAGAAGTATAATTAATATTAGGCAACTTATGGCGTTCAATCGGGCCTTAGAATCATAGGTCATGTACATCCTCCTCATGAATCAAATCCAAATACAAAGCGGACATCATCAGCCGCAACCCCGAGATTGACACGGATCTGTTGGAGCTCCTGGATTACCTGCTTCAAGTACCGAAGGGCTTCGGCTGCTGGGACGGGCCACTGACATCTAACGTGTGTGGCGTCGCTGGCTTCCGTGAAATCGAGTTGATCGACCACCTTAATGCCTCGGCCATCGATGCCTCCGCTCCAGCTCTGCGGCGGTATACCGTCCTTGACCATCTTCAAATACACGTCCCTGGCCATTATCCCGTGGCGCAGGTAATGCCCGTGGGCGACGAACTCTGCCCAGTGCGTTTCTATCTCCTTGAGGGTCACCCATGAATGACTGTGTTCCCCAAGGAAGAAGCTCGTCTGCGGATCGCTGTGGTCCTTGTCGAATTGGTAGTACCATGTCTCCGTGGGGATGCTTGGTGAGCCGTGTTTTACATTAACCAAAAGGTCCGCTGGCAATCCTCGCGGCTGGGATATCGGCCGCCAGCCTTCTCCGGTTACGATCCCGGCAAAGCCCTGACCGTTTCGGACATCAGCAAGTACGGCGAAGGAATCATAGTTGCGATCGTCGTCAGCAATGGCCCGAGCCACCGTCATCCAGGCGCCGTTCTTCTTAATCTGTGCTATCGAATGGATATCGGTCCCCATCTAAATCCTCTTCTTCCCGTTGGCTAAGTATCGTTTCAAGCTCTCAAGTGTCTGCTCACAAAGGTGCATCGCGTGGACGTCACCCTGTGCCTTGGCCTCTTCCAAAAGGCCCTCGTATATTTCCACCTGCATCTCCAGGGTCTCTCTAAGGGGTCGCTTCTTCGTATCCATATCTGCTCCTTGTTATACCACCATAATGACACGGAGCATACTAAAGATCAAGGCAAATCGACCTGTAGGCAACGCCTGTGTCCCACATTGGGGCTTGATTTATCAAGGGCATAATAATACGTTGGGTTGCAACAAGGGGGCCCTAATGACGAGTGTGCGTATTGCCTATAAAACCGGATCAACCGTGCCGCTAGACAAGCTCCGGGGGCTTCAGGGCGACCTAAAGGACCTGCCTGACGAAAACTACCAAAAGCTTAAGACTGAGATCGTCGAGACCGGATTCGCGTTCCCGCCGCACGTGTGGCGGAACCCCAAGGACAAAATCCATCACCTGGTGGACGGCCATCAGAGAATTGCGACCCTAAAGCGGATGCAGGCCGAGGGATATAAGATCGATGACATCCCGGTCGTCGCGGTTGAGGCCAAGGATATGAAAGAGGCCCGGCGCCGAGTACTGCAGGCGACCTCCCAATACGGGCGGATGACCGAGGACAGCCTTGCCAAATTCTTGAACTCCGCGAAGCTCGATATTGATTTCGTGCGCGACCGCTTCGATCTGCCTCATATCGATATGGATCAGTTCGCCCGCAACTTCCTGGAGCATGACGGCAAGATTGTGTCTGTGTCGGAACATCAGCGCACCATTGGCAAAACGGATCCCGACGAGATTCCAGACAATGTTAAGTCGGCGTGTAAGCTCGGTGACCTTTGGCAGCTCGGAGAGCATCGATTGCTTTGCGGCGACTCCACCAATCGAGCTCAGGTTTCGCGCCTGATGGGTGCCGTGAAGGCTGAAATGATGTTCACGGATCCGCCGTATGGAGTTGGTTATGAGGGCGGCCATCTCAATAAGCGTAAGCGTGAAAAGATCATCAACGATGACTCATCAGATATCTATTCGCGGGTCGCTCCGGTGATCTCGGAATTCGTCGATGGGCCCTGCTATACTTGGTTTGCCTTCACGCAGTGTCGGCCGACGGTCGAAGCAATCGAAGCAATCGGAGAGATGCACGCGCTGATAATATGGAACAAGACAAATGCGACGTATGCCGCAATGAATGCTCAGTACAAGCAGCGCCACGAGCCCTGCATCTATTGGAAGCCGAAGGGCTCAACCTTGCGCTGGACGGGCCCAACGAATGAGTGTACCGTTTGGGATATTAAAAGAGACGGCCGCAATGATATGCATCCAACCCAAAAGCCCGTTGAGCTGGCCGAACGGGCCATAAATAATCACTCTGCGGAGTCTGTGCTTGATCTGTTCGGTGGATCTGGTTCGACGATGATCGCCTGTGAAACACTTAAGCGCCAGTGCTACATGATGGAACTCGACCCACACTACTGCGACGTCATCGTAAACCGTTGGCAGAACTTTACTGGCCAGCAGGCCAAGAAGATCAAGTGATCAATGGCTTGGATTTTATTTATGAGAGGTCACAGAGGAAAAACAAAATCTGAACCGGAGACAAAAGAACGCGTAGATTGGCTGCGGGAGACTTAATGGGAGCAAATGATACTAACGACAAGATGACCTTCACCGAAGAGATAGAGCGTCTGGCCGAGGAGTACATGCTTAACAAAGCCGAATACCCCTTCACTACTAAAGTGGTTATGGACTCATTCAAAGCCGGTTTCGATGCCGCGCTAAATAGCGAGTTGGTGAAGAATTTGGAGGCAGCACTGATTTCTGTTAGAGATGCTCATGGAAGCGAAGTTTTTGGTCACGGAGTAAATGAAGCCATTGACGCTTTAGCGAAGGCTCGCGAATGAAAACATTTGATATTGAAACAGTCAGGTCGTGGGGGCCGTGTTATGCGCCAGAAAAACATCTGAAGGCTGGCGAAACCTGTACGGCACTTTCCATACTAGACCGGAAAGATATTTCCTTTGAAGACAGGCTCTGGGTAATTTTACGCAACGACTTGGTTTCGGAAAAGCTCATGCGACTTTTTGCCGTATGGTGCGCAAGGCAAGTTCAACACCTAATGAAAGATGAAAGGTCACTGAAGGCGCTAGATGTTGCTGAGGCCTTTGCAAATGGATTAGCGTCAAAAGAAGAACTGAACGCAGCATGGGACGCAGCAGGGGCCGCAGCACGGGCCGCAGCATGGGCCGCAGCATGGGACGCAGCACGGGACGCAGCATGGGACGCAGCACGGGCCGCACAAGAAACTAAACTCAGGGAGATGTTAATCGCGGGAATTGAAACTGGAGATACATTATGAAATCAGCAGAAGATTTGGCGCAGGAACTTGAACGCTGGTGGGTAACCGAACCCTTTGGCTTTGATCACCCAGCCACAAAAGATGGGATTTTAACATTGATGAAATGGTCCTATCACGAAGCCGAGCGAAACTCACCCTTGGTTTT